TTCAAAGTCTTGGAAAGTCTGATTTAATACTGAATTTACAGCCCTTAAAATCTTTGCTTCCTTATCTCTTGCGGAGTTCGGATAGTCTGAAATTAAAGACTGCATGATGATTGAAAATTGCATTTTTGCCGTGTTTGAATATGTTACAATAAATAATTACTTTCCAATATTTTCAGGTTTTCTTTTGCCTTTTCAGGTAAATAAATATGCTGTTCGTCTTTGTGATAATGGAAAAATACGTTGTGAAAAATGTCATGTTCTTCTATTACAGGGATGCAGCCACACATAACGGCCTCGAATAAACGATATGACCAATTACAATCACCAACCGGGCATAATGCAAATTTTGCCCTGCTTAACCCTATATAATAATTTGAATCATAAGTAAATTTATTACCATTCCTACCCCTGAATGAGTTGATAATAGTGGCGTTTTTAAATTCATACATCCATTTTCTTTGCGGAGTTATTACACCACGGAAATAGTACTCTGTGGTTTTTTCTGATTTAAGTACCTGGCAAACCTCAAATAAGGACATAGGAAATATTAATGGGTATTTCTTGAAGTCAACGTAACTTACAGCGTTCCTGTGGTCGCAATCAATTCTGCTAAATTTAATACCTTTTTCCGTTAAGGCTTTGCGGATGAAATGTTCTTGTAGGTTCATGCTGTGTTTTTTGTGATTTACTTTTTAAACTGATTTTAGTATTTTCTTTTTGTCTTTTAACTCTTGCTGTTTGCTTATTTTTGGAACCATTGTACCTTCGTCACCATCAGCAACAGGATAACCACGCCTTTTAGCAGCCTCTTTTGTTATCCATATCAACTCGTGTCGGCATTGGTAACCGCCTTTTTGAACCAAGAACTTAACGCCTGGGATTTTACCAGACCACTCTATTTTGTCAAATTCCTCTGCATCTTTGCGGCTGAAAACTTGCCATAATTTATTCTCGAAAACGTGCTCTGCAATTATTTCACCATCTTTTTTTACAACATCTTTGCCGCCTACGCAAAATGGGCGTGATGTCTTTATCTCTGTGCCACCATAAACGAAATAATTAAGTCCCAAATAATCAGCAAAGAAATTATCTTGTTGTTGTGATTGCGAAAAATAGGCATCGTGAGCATAGCCTTTAACGTACCTGTCATAAATACCGTTTGCACCCTCTTTGCCGACTGTCAGCTCTTTTAAGCCTTTGGCGAACTGTTTTAAATCAACTTGTCGCTCAACTCCTGTACGAATGTAATCAGAAACCGCCTGTTTCATTTCATCAGTAACGGCCAACCGGTTTAAAAATCCGTTCTTTACTAATGTACCATCGGGGTTAACTCCGGTCATTCTCGTTACTTGTTGAATTTTATCCTCTATATTTGCCACCGTTTGCGCTGATGTCATGTTACGGAAGTAGTCTGATGTGTAGCCGGTTGTTTTGATCATATTTTCGCCAAGTCTCTTAAAAACAGAATCGGCAAAGTTCTTTTTAAACAGATCCATTTCCTTGTAAAATGAATCGAGAATTTGAATGTTTTTTGCCGACTGGAGTATTATGCCGTTTTCGGTTTGTAGCTCCATTACAACTTCTGAAATTAAGAAATTCAACAGCTCTTTTTGCAGTCTTTGAATGTCAGAATCAAACAATGTCAAAGAATGGTCAATAAAGTTGACTTTTTTTTGATATTGTTTTCTCAGTTCATCGACTGTGAGTTCCTTTGGCATTACTCTTCTTCGTTAAATTGCAAGTATGGCTGTGTGTTGACTGGCTTATACATCTCTACAAATTTATCAATTTCCGATTCAAAAAGTTGCTTTTGTTTTACAAAATTCAGTTCCAAAAACTTCGGGTCGTTATCCGCTAACTCTTTTAAAATATCGTTACCTAACATATATTTTAACCGCATTCTGTCGTTTGTCTTCAACTGCGAAAGTGTCAACATAACCATTTCTTTAGTTTTGCCTGAAAATGGTATAAGTCGCCTTTGCAGGTCGTAAAGCATTTCATCACCGCCCATTGCCCTTACTAATTCTTTATTTATCAATCCAATTACTTCATCATTTGCCCCGGCTGTTTGTGCTGTTTGCAAAAGTGTCAATAGCTCTGTTTTGTTGAGTAGTTTAAAATCTTTTCCAACCTTAACGATTACGGTTATTTCACGGTCAATAATGTCGGCAATTATTTTTAATCCCTCCTCTTTGACCATCGAATAGTTGACGGCATAAAGGTAAAGAGTATCATAAAGGTTTTCAGTTTCTAATATCTTTGCCGTTGCTGTGTCCGCTATCTCCTGCCTCGAAAAAATATCCGTGTTGAAAATTGCCTTGCGGAAATAATCAACCATCTCCCGGATGTAGTCTTTTTGCAGGTTGGCAACCTCTACCGGGATTTGAATATACTTTACAATGTTGTCAAGTGAAACAATATCCTGCGGGCTGTCAGGCAAAGGCAGATAGATAAATTCTAAACCGCCCCTTGTTACGTCAATTATTCCGGTGCCGTCACAGGTTGGGCAGGTATGGCCATCAATCTTATAAACACCATCTGTGTCAACAGCGCACCCGTCAGCTGTGCATTTACGGACATACTGAATTTTCTGCATGTGAGCGTGACGACACATCGTAATATCTAATTCGGAATTTGTCTTTAACAACTTATCTAAAAATGGTATTCCGTAATGATACTGGTTCACAAAACATTTGCCGTTGTATTCGTCATCGGTTAGGTACCCGACCTGTGTCGCCGGTGTCTGTTCGAGCTTGTAAGGCTGTGGAATTACAACCTGATACGTATTCTCGTCAATATTAATAAGATTTTCATTCTCAAAAACATTTACCGAAATAGTTTTATTTTTATGCTGCTCGATAAATGTTACCGCCCCTTCTGCCGTATATATGGTGTATTTATTCAGCACCTTTTTATCAGATTCTTCCGTAATTGGCAATTCTTGCCAGTCGATTAAATATAACAGGTCGGCATTTTTATACTCATAGTAAATGGCGTTTTCAGAATACACCTCATAAGGATATGGCTGTGCTAACTTTTTGCCGTCTGTGCCGGAAAATTCATACACTATAAAAGCGTTGGGATCAATCTCGCACAACTTCGGTAATCTGTTGGCCAGGTACTGGTCAAACCCGTACCGCCCGAAGTAGTCAAGTACGTGCTGAAATTCCTGAACGTCTTTTGTAAACCACTCAACTTTGACGGCTTCTGTTCTCGGAACCCGGTTAAACACCGACATTGAGCCGTTAACTATGCTCTTGCAAATGTTCACCGTTACCTCTTTGCGGAGTTCAAATGCTTCCTCCGTTTCTGTGGAAGTGAATCGGTGTAGTTTTTCATCAATTCCAATACCCAAGGAATACGCCTTGTATTCATTTGTCAACTCCACGCACCTGTCATATAACGGGTGCCGTTTGCCGGTTAATATTACGTCATATAAAATTTCTATTGCCTGTGATTGTGTGATAATGTTTTCTGCCATTAATTGAGGTTTTCGGGATGTGTGAAATATTCCAATAACAAAGCAAAATATAAAATCGTATGCAAATCCTGCTCTGATATTTGATAGTATTTCATAACGACAAATATACTATTTTTTTTTGAATAAATGCAAATTTATTTTTTATTGGGTTATTTGTCCGCTTAAATATTTGTTAATTAACTATAATTTATATCGTTTATGCTAAATAATGCCGGTAAAACAATTGGAGGCGGTCAAATAAAACTTAACTTATAACCGTTCCTAATCTTTGGAATTATTCCATACCTCATTGCGTCTACAAAGTCATCCTGAAACTTTACAGGCTCGTTCAATATCATTCCGTTCTTGTCTGTTTTCCAACTATATGACCTTAATTCCTTTATGCCGTTTAACGAATCCTTTGTAACAAACAAGTCGTATTCTTTTATCATGTTTATCTCGTCAACAACGTGCTTTGCACCCACGCCTTTAATATTCCAACCCATCCGGTAAAGTTCTTCTATGCTGTCGGGCCGTGCGCTGTCTGCAAAGATTTCATCTGACCTCTTACGAATACCGGCACCAGCCAACGCCTGTGAAATATCGCTATTTAACATCTCTGATAAATAACAAAGTTCCTGAACGTAAACCCTTTTAGCATTATTGTCAATTCCAATCTTAACTAATACTGTTGGGTGATTAAAGCCAAAATCAAGCCCGTAGCTTATATTTCTTACTGACTGCGGTATGCTGTCGCACAAATGGAAGTTCGGATAAACCAGCCCCTCTATTGAGCCTATCTCCCCGTCAAGATAAACACGCTTGTAATTTGCATCTCGTTCCGCCCTTAGTAGCACATCTTTTTTAATGTTTTCTGGGCAATAGTCATTATCAAATATGGTGCTTTTTATAAGTGCCAAGTCTGGTGAGTACTGCTTGTTATTTATAAATTCAGGATAAATAAAAAATTCATGTGTCGGGTTCCAGTCTGCGTAGATACTTATTGCTGTTCTTTGTGCTAAATGGAAAAATGTTTCATACTTCCAGTTTTGTATCTCGTTGCAAAAAAGATAATCCCTTGATGGGCCGTGTACCTTGTCGGGACTGTCAACGCTGAAAAACTCTATCTTTGCTTTTCCAACTTTATAAATGTTATTTGTTATGTTGAATGATGATGGAC